GAACCCCACGCCAGAGCCGCGTACAGCGCCAAGACGGGCATCTTGGTTGAGGAGGTAGGGTTCATCGACCACCCGACCGTGGCGATGTCTGGAGCCAGCCCTGACGGGTTTGCCGAGGAGGGTTTAATAGAGGTCAAGTGTCCGAACACCAGCACGATGCTGGAATTCATCCTCGACGGCAAGCCGCCTCAAAAATATGTGACGCAGATGCAATGGCAGATGGCCTGCACCGGCAGACCGTGGTGCGACTTTGTGTCATTTGACCCGCGCCTCCCCGAGCGGCTGCAACTGTTAGTGGTTCGTGTCCCGCGTGACGATGATTACATCGCCATGCTGGAAGCCGAAGTAAAGAAATTCCTTGCGGAACTTGACGACAATCTCAACAAACTGGAGAAGGTAAGCCTGTGAACAAGCAATACGACAACAACATGAGCGGCGTTCTGTTCAAGAACGACAAGAAGGGCAACGACAAGCGCCCGGACTATCGCGGCTCTGCCGTCATCGACAATGTAGACCTCAACATCAGCGCATGGATTAAGCGCAGCCAAAAGACCGGCGATGCGTTCATGTCCCTGCGGTTCGAGGCCAAGGTCGCCGCACCGAAACGCGCCCCGGTGATGGATGAAACCCCGTTCGACGATGACAAGGATTTGCCGTTTTGAAACTCAAAATCTTCATTGGTTACGACAGCCGCGAAGACATCGCGTATGAGGTCGCACGCGCCTCCATCCTTGAACACATGGATGCCGAGGTGTTGGCGCTGCGACTGGATGACCTGCGTGAGATGGGGCTGTACTGGCGTGCGCCTGACCCCATGTCAGCGACGGAGTTTAGTTTCTCGCGGTTCCTCGTCCCTGCGCTCTGCAACTTTAGGGGTCGGGCGTTGTTCATGGATTGCGACTTTCTGGTTCGCAAGAGCCTCCAGTCGCTTTTCGAGTATTCCAACCCAGACATTGCGACATGGGTTGTTAAACACGACTATCGGCCTACAGCGTTGACCAAGATGGACGGTCAGGCACAGCGGGTCTATCCCCGCAAAAACTGGTCGTCGTTTATGTGGTTCAACTGCGAACACCCGATGACGCAGGGGTTAACGCCTGACATCGTGAACACCGAAACGGGAATGTATCTGCACCGATTTATGTGGGCTGCTGACAGGGTTATTGGTGAACTGCCGACGACATTCAATTACCTTGAGGGTTGGCACACACGGGCGCAGGTTCCTGACCCGACCTGCGTGCATTTCACCGAGGGTGGCCCGTGGTTCGACACCTACCAGAATGTCGAGTACGCGCACGAATGGAAACAGACCGCTGCGCGTGTGAGAGCATCTGAACGATGAAGCGTATCTTCCCTCGCGGCACCAGACCTGACGCGATGGCATCTGTCGTTGCGCGTATGGTGTCTAACCTTGACCCGCTCAAAACATGGGCGGTCGAGGTTACGGAATGGCGCAGGCCGCGCACCAACCAACAAAACAAGTTTCTGTGGGGCGTGGTGTATCCGTCCATCATCGAAGGTGGCGGGGAAGCGTTGCGCGGATGGAATCGTGACGACTTGCACGACTACTTTCTGGGCGAGTGCTTCGGATGGGAGACGCTGGAGGGGTTTGGGCGTAAGCGTATGCGACCGCTCAAGCGTTCCTCTGCACTCAACAAACAAGAGTTCAGCGACTACCTGTTGTTCCTCGAAACAAAGTGCATGGACATGGGTATCGTGATACCGGAGCCGTCGTATGAACCTGCGTAAAGAGGCGAGGGGCCGAGGCTGCATGGTGCGGATACCCGATGTCTGCAACCACAACAGCGAGACAACCGTGCTGGCTCACTACAGGCTTGCCGGGGTGTCTGGCATAGGCATGAAGTCGCCCGACATCCTCGGGGCGTGGGCGTGTTCAGCCTGCCACGATGCTATCGACCGCCGAGCGCACACAGACCTCGACCGCGACTATGTGCGCCTGCTGCATCTTGAGGGCATGGCGCGAACCCTTGCCCAATTGAACCGGGAGGGACTACTGTGACCTTCGTAGTAGATACCCCCTACACCCCGGCGTACATCCGCAACGAATTCCTATATGACCACCAGACGGGCAGCGGGGAGTTTACCCCCTGTACCATCTTCGGATTCCGGGCTGAACCTGCCCGAGTACCCATGTTTAGCGTTATGGCGGCCTGTGGGGCGCAATGGGCGAGGGTGCCTATCCATGCCCTTGTCAGCCGCCCATGCCCTCCAATGGCTTTAGAACTCGTCTGCTGGTGGGACTCCTTCAGCCGCCATGCCGAGGTGCGCGAGATGGAGTTCCTGCGAGGTCACCGCGTCCAAGCAAGGGGCAGGGACGGGGTATGGCGACCGGGGGTCTACCTGTTCAGCGTGTTCTGGCATCAGGGTGGATGGTCGGAGGTGTCCGACCAAAGCAAAGACCACCACATCATCCGGCTGGAGTCGGGGCCGCTTATCGCGTACCCGAACAACAAACTGCATTGGGTTGACCCGAGCCACCTTGCAGGTGAGCCGCAGAAGGATTGGAAGTCACCGTCACAGTCTTACAGCGTGGAGGCACTATGGTCAGATGGCTTGTCGAATGGTTCAGCAAAGTAAGCACGCGACGGCAGTACGAATGGAGCCGCGTACCGCCCCCTAACTGGCGATGCAGCAGAGGCTACCGCGATACTTGGTAATCTGTTGGAGAGTCGTCTAGAGGTAGGACAACGGACTTTGACTCCGTTAACGGTGGTTCGATTCCACCCTCTCCATCACACCCTGCGCTCGAAGTGCGGGACATCCTTAAACGACTTCCAGAATCCACCCCATTGGTTCTTCGGTGAAAGGCTCTGCCAATACTCACCGACCGGGGTGAGCGCAGGGATGTCGTAAGTAAGTTTGCCGTCCTTGAAGAAGTTAAGGTCGATGGCGCACCGCTTGAGGTGGATGCTGTTCATCGTCTTGCTGCGCCCAGTCTTCACATAGATGGCTTGCTGCTCCGTGGTACGGGCAAGTTCACCGCCCGTGACGACAAAGCCCAACTCGGTTGCCTTGTTGATAAGTTTGGCGACATCCAGCAGGAACGCCGCCTGTTCTGCTACTAGGCTCACTTGATGGCCTCCTTGAGTGCGTCGGTCTTGTCCTTGCTGCTCTGGCTGGAACCAAAGTAGTAACTGACGATTTGACTGGCGATGGCAGACAGCACGCCTAGGACATAGATGAGGATGTCTTTGCGACTTGACTCGACCGGGGTACCGTCGAACATGACCACGCCGAACAACACGAAGGTCAGCAGCAAGATAGACAGCGCAAGAACGGGGGTCACAATCTTGTTGATGAGCGGTGCCTTGTCGGAGTTTGCAATCTGCACCTCACGCTCCCGAGCATCGTTTGTATCCTTCAGCCGCGCTTGCAGTTCGGCGAGGTCAAGTTTGTCCTCCTCCAGACGCAACTTCAGCAGTTCTTCCTCATGCTCCATCTGGGCAATCTGAATCTTTGCCAAGTCCTCCGGGGACATATCCGGCTTCAGTTCCACGCCCAACTTCTCCTCAACCACCTTCTTGCCCTTCGCCATGACAGCGTTAGCAACGAGGTTAAGCCCGTTTGAAAGCAGCGGCTGGATAATAGGCAACAAGGCTGCGGGAATCATTTGTTACGCTCCTCCATCAATTTGACCCGCACTTGCAGGTCATGAATGTGCTTTATCAAGTCGTCTTTCATCTCTTGTCGTGCCGCAGCAGATTGTGGGCTGTCGATGATGACCCCACCTTCGGTAATCAAAATAGGAATTTTAGATTCAATCGAAATGAGCCTGCTCTGGAACGACGAAATCTGGCCTAACAGCCAAGCAACAGCAGCAAGCAAGATTGGAAACAACATACTTACAGCCTTTTCCATGTTGAAACCGGGCTTGTTCACTTGACCGCCTCCAGAAACATCATGGTTACCGTACCAAACGCCGTCAGCAGGATAAGGATGATTGTCCCGCCGACCTTCATCAGCAGGTTCTCCAGACGCTTCAGACGCGCATGGATGGCCTCGTACCTGACCGCGCACACTTCCTCGTGCGTAGACAGTCGAGCATCGGTGGCATCAATGGTGGACATCACACACTCCACGGCAACGGCGGCGCGACAATCGGCGGGTTCTTCTGGGCCTCAATCTGACCCTCGACCGCAGCCTCTGTAGCGTCCTTGTCCACGCCGTTCGCCCAGACCCAGCCCAGCACTTGGTCGAGCGTCAAGTCGTCATACGGGGTGAACGCGCCCTGCACCACCGGGAACGAGGTCGTAGCATAGACCGTGCCGTTGTAGTCAGCGTCCACGCCGTTGCAGCGCCAATAAGCGGTCACAACATAGTCAGCGCCTTCGGCGGTCTGCGGTACGCAGTCGAGTCGTTCGATGAGCCAAGTGATAGTAGTCATTGCTTTGCTTCCTTCTCGTTGGGCAGGTGCGGTTCGACCTGCGATTTAAGTTTCTGGAACAGGGGATACGCACCCTGCGCCGTGGGGAGTGAGCCGACGAGGTTCGTCAATGCGACGGCTTCTTCGAGGGTGAGGGTGAGGGTGATGTCGGACATTACTTGGACTCCAGAGCGGTGACTTTGGCTTCAAGGGTTGCAATAGCGGTTTGCTGCTTCTGAAGCAGTTTTAGCATTGGCGTGATGAGGTGCGAGTAGTTCACACCACGAAGTGCGCCACCCTTGTCTTCATCGTCGTAGAAACAAAGGTCAGGATTTACCGATTCTACTTCTTCCGCAATCAGGCCGTGTTTAATAGGCCCGTCTGCTTTGTCCGTATAGTTGCCTTCTGCGTCTTTTTTGCGGAAGTTAAATGTGACGGGGTTTAGTTGCAGTAGCCAGTCCGTGTCTGCGACCGACGCGATGTTGGTTTTGCTGGCGCGAACGGATGAGACATAGCCAATCTCGCCAGCGTTGTCTACAAACAAATCCCTGTTTGTTGCGCCTACGACAAAGTTGTACGGAGACGCTGCTGCTGTTCCAGACCTCCATCTGCCATCGTTTTGAATAGCCAACAGCAAAGCACTACCGCTATTCTCAAAAAACACGCAATAGTTACTTCCGGTGCTATCAACCCCCTTGACATCAAACCTTGCGCCTGAGGTGGTTGTCGTCGTCCCAACCAGCAAATCACCCCCGCTTGTGATGCGTGCGCGTTCGGTGTTGTTGGTGCCAAACAGCAAGTCAGAGTTGGCGCGTTGATACACATACGCCACAGCAGAGCCGGTGCCTGCAAGCAAACCGATGTTGAAGTTACCAGACGCAGCGTTGGTAAATGACAAGCCCGTGCCGGGGTCGCCAATCGTGACGCGGCTTCCAATAGTTGTCGTCCCGATGCCGAGGTTGCCCGACGCATCCAGCGTCATCGCCTGCGTGAACGAGATAGCGTTGCCTGCGGTGCCGGAGGCTGCGGTGAACCAAGCGTGAATGCCGCCGTTGTTGAAGTTGCTGTCGTAACGCGAGGCGAAGTTGCTAGCGATATATTTCCAGCCAGAGTTGTAGTAAGCGTTTCCAGCAAGCGCAAGATTGTTCTGCGATGCGATGACAGGATTTCCACCAAATTGAAGTGCGGTATATCCAGAACTAAACGCACTCGGCGTGACCCCGAGGCCGAGGTTGCCGGAGGAGTCAATGGTGGCACGGACGGCTGCGTTGGTAAGGAACAGCATCGCCGCGTTCATTTCGTTAGCGATATACAAATTGTCATCCGAGGCTCCGTAACCCCAGTACCCCTTGCGACCAGACGGGTCGTGGAACGAAGCAAAGATGTTTCCGCTACCACGGACGGTAGTGCCTTCAATGCGGAAGGCTTCAGCGGAACTCTTGACCTGCAACCTTACAGCCGGACTCGCCGTGCCGATGCCAAAATTACCCGATGTTTCAATCCGAGCCTGCTCCGAGCCGTTTGTGAAGAAGGTAATCGGCAGGTAGGTTCCAGTCCCTGTCTGTCCAGCAAGCAGCCGGGTAGACGATGAGAGCGCCGCCATCTGGATGGAGGATGCGTTGTTCGAGTCAGCGTTGTTGTACGCAATGAACTGCGCGGTCGTCGAAGTCCCGTTCGGGATTGCATTGACCTGCGTGTTGCCGTTCGTCGTGCTGGTCTGGAACGCAAACCGGTTGCTGACAGTACCGTTCGACATATCAGCCGTGATGCGTTGGGAGGTGCTGTTGAAAACAAGATTGCCGGAGAGGGTGGCTACGCCGCCAACATTGAGCGCCGAGGTGATGGAGACATTGGCAAAGGTTGCGTTACCCGCGCTGTTCAACTGCGAGACGACTTGAAAGCGGGTACCGTCGTAAACGACAACAATCACCTCGCCGGACTTGATATCCGCAGCAACAAGGGCGGTAGACCCGTCACGGGTCACAGCCTTTGCGCCGAGCGCGTCGATGTTCAGCGTGACAGAGGTGGTGTTATCACCCGCTGCAACGAAGTAGAACATCTGCCCAGCGGCGTAGGCGGCAAGGGTAGGCGAGGCAGTCGCCGTGATGGTGTCGGCCCCAGAGACGCTGTTAAGCAGTTTGGTGACCGTAGACTGCACCTGCGACAAGTTCGCAGAGTCCGTGGCGGCAGAACCCACCCCAAGACCCGTGAACTTGTAGGTGGACATCGGGATGTTAGCCGTAACCGTTGTCTGACCATCCTTCGTGATGGCAGTCGAGAGGCCGGTGGCAAGGTCAGCCGTCAGCGCATTGAACGCCGTGGATGAGATGACCGTGCCAGATACGACG